CCCCCGCTAATTTACGGATATTTGTTAAGTCAGCATCTTCCCTTTGTGCTCTGTCGCCGCCTGACTCGGAAAGCACTTTCGCACCCTCTCTTGTCACAGCCTTGTCAGCCATCACGTGTGGTAGATACTTGTTGAACGAAGCCTCAAGTTTCGCTGTTGAAACTGATTCCAACAATTGACTCATTACTTCACTCTTGTCTTTGCCCAATGGTTTGAGCATCTCAGCCATCTTTTCCTTACGTTCCATCAAGTCGGCTTGTCTTTTGGACTCAGCCTCTTTTGACTCAATCACCGCTTGTTTCTCTTCGATAGCCTTCTCCGCGTCTTTCAACTTCATAGTTGTTTCATCAACTACTTTCATTAACTTCGCAGTCTCAGATTTCTCATTTAAGTAAGAATTCTGGTACTCAGAAGCAAACGCTTCGAATATTTTCTTGCCGAAGTTGACAGTTCTTGCCGCTGTGATGTCTTCCTTAAGAGATTTTAACTCTTCAGCAAGTTTTTTGTTTACAGCAGACTCTACAACTTTAGCAGATCTTGTTATGAAAGCCTCTTTCATCTTAGCCATTTGTTTTTTGGCTTCGGCTACTAGTTTGACTTTCGTTTCCACAACGCCTTTTTTGTCTTCATGGAACTCTTTGATTTCTTTAGCAAGAGCACCAACTACGAATTCTTCCATCTTCTTGAAGTTTTCGTGGACACCTTTTCGGTCGCCGTGTAGTTCTTTTAACTCTTCTGACAATTTGTTAAGTATGAAACTTTCCAATTTAGCAGAATGTTTGCCTACGTTTTCTTTGTAAGCGATTTTTTCTTGTGCAAGTGCTTTTCTGTCTTCAACGAACTTTGTGATCTCTTCAGATAACTTCTCGTTCATCATAGAGTCGATCGCTTCGATCATGTTTGCTTTGTCATGCTCGTATCTTTTAGCGAATTCTTCTCTCAACTCTGCGCCTACAACTTCTTTGTTTTCTTTAATTTTCGAATCCCAAGCCTCTTGGATGCCTTTTTGAACATCTTCTGAGATTGCTCCAGACTCTACTAATTTTGATATTGCGTCTATCATGTTATTTCAGGTCCTTTATTATGTTTGTTAGTGCCTCTTTCAGGAACTTTTGTGCTTTAGGGTCATTTCTAACTTCAGCCGCCAAACCCTTTGCCATGTTACCACCCTTTGTATTCATTAGGTGTTCGTAAATTGGCGTAGGATAAGCACCCGGTGCCGAAGGTTGGGCTACAACATCAACTGTGATGATCTCAAAGTCTGAAACTTCGCCGCTTCCGTATTCGTTCATGTTTCCAGAACCTCTACTTGACACGCCTAATTTCACACCTGATTCCAACATAGTTTTGACAAGTGAGCCCATTGGGGTTGGTAGGATCTTCATCTTACCATATCCATTTGGTCCGTCCATCCACATTTCTGTTATCATGTGAGACACACGGTCCAAATTAATCTTTAAATCATCTGGGTGATCAACTTCACCTAGTACAGAGTACCCTGAACTAATCTGATCGTTTAGTGTTTTTGTTGCTTTCGCAATCTCTGACACTGGGTAAACTCTCTGATTAGCGTTTTTGATCCCACCTTGAATGCAGATGCCCTTCATGTACAAATCCTTACCGTCTTTTCCCTCGTGTAAGACCTGCACTCTGGCCTGATCAAATGTTAGATTCTCTCTTAGGTATAGTGAACTCATCCGATGATCTCCTTAAATCAACAATTACTTGCTGACTGGTGATTTTGCAGATTTGTCTGAATGATCCGCGGTATCAGCCTTGCCTTGCTTCTTGTATGAAGTAGACTTGTCTTTACCTGGACTATTCTCAAACTCACCCATCTTCTGTGCCGTTGGTGCTGGTCTTCCGTTGTCGTCTGCACCGCCTTGTGCTATACCTTTAGCACTTGCTGTGTTCATCGGCTTGTTAGATGTTTCAATTGGTGATTTTGCTGACTTCTCTGAATGGTCGGCGTTGTCCGCTGACTTTTGGATTTTGTATTCTTTTACAGTTTCCTTAGTCGCTTCTTTGCTTTCCATTTCAACTTCTGGAGTTAACTCTGGTGCAACTTCTAAAGACTCATCTTTGTCATCGTCTTTTTTGTCGCCCATCATTGCTTCGAATTCTGCTTTTAATTCATCTAAAGCGTCTTCCAAGTCAACTACTCTGTCTTCAACATCGCCTTCAGCGTCTTTGTCAGCATCCATGTCCGCTGGCATTTCTTCGCCTTTGTCCATATCCATTTCGCCTTCTTCTTCTGCTGAGATGTCTTTAACCAATTCGTCAGTTGCGTCGCCGCCTACTTCTTCAATTGATTCTTCTTCAGTAGTTTCTGATTCAGTTGCTTCGTCTTCGATTTCAACAACTTCATCAACTTGTTCGTCTTTAGACTCTTCTGAAGCCTCTTCAACCGCTTCATCTTTAGATTCTTCTGTAGTTTCTTCTACTTTTTCTTCTGTAGTTTCTTCTACTTTCTCATCAGATGCTTCAGTTTCTTTAACTTCTTCGTCTGCTAGATTCTCGTAGATATCTCTTGATTTTTCTACTACGATTTCGTGGAATAAAGCCTCGGCTTTATCGTTTTCTTCGTTTATTAGCAATTCTAATAAACTCTCAAATTTATTGTTTGACATGTTTACACGTGCTCCTTTGTATAGTCGATTTGTACTTATAAGTGTTTGTATTTACTGTAAAGCGGTAGAAACGGTGCTGTAACTGGTGTGAAAAGGTGTATTTTGGCTATTTTTTGATTTTGAGGTCAAATTTTGCTAGAAATTCTTCAGTCGAAGGGTGTTGGATGTTGTCCGGTCTATCTATGTCTTTGGGTTTGAACCATCCTTCGGGAATAACACGGTGAAATTTCACATCAGTATAATCCTGTAGACATCGTTTGGTTTGGTTCATCCAATTTCCAAAGAATGTGGCCTGTTCGTTAGGCTTTTTGTAGTTGCGGGTGCCTCCAAAAACATTATTCAGTTTGAATATATTATTCTTGCTGTCTTCTTTCAGTCCTTGATAATCGAAACCAAGTATGTATATTTCCTTGAATCCGTGATCACATGCCAGTTTCAATGCTGTAGGACCACTGCTCCATCCTAAACTTGGGTTGGACCAAGTGACGTGATCTAGTAATTTTTGTACCTTTTTGTATTGACCATTGAAGTTGGAGTACACTTTATTGTTTACAACATAATCCGTCTCTGCGATCTCCAGCATCATCTTGGGATCTACTGCCACCAACCAGTGTGGTTGATGTGTCCTGTACACTGCGTTGCAGGCGTACACCGTCCCTTTTTCCTTGAGATCGTTGATGTCGATGCCCCTACGGGACTCACCGTTACCCAGTACGAATGCTGTTTGTGACATTATAACTCTAAGTTATCGTCTTGGGCAGGTTGTCCGTACATCTTTTGGACGAATACTGCCTCTTCCTTCTGTTGAGCATCGTGTGCCTCTGATGCCAACCTCATAGAGTTGATTTGTTTGAGTGTTAATCTTGTTTTTCTCGTGTCTTCTGAATCTAGGATTGAAATATCGTTCTCAGGCTCGTATGTTTTGTCCTGTTCAAAGCCATCTGCGCCGTATGTAAAGAATTCATTCAGTTTCATAAACGTATTTAATCCTTATACCTGTCCGCCACCGCCTGTGCCGCCTGGAGTTTGTCCTCCTGGGGTCTGTCCTGGCTGTCCTGGTTGTGGTGATCCTGGTTCCGGAGCATCCGGATCTGCTGTTGGTTCCTCGAATTGATCTAGATCACTTGTGATCCCTGACTGTGTTATGCCGCCACCCCTCAATTCATTTGATTTGCTCTGTTTCTTCTGTGGCACGTTGTTTTCTTCTGCCCATAGTTCTGCATTCCTTGCCATTTCCTCTTCAGATAGGCCTAGATATCTCTTCAGTGCAAACCTCTTACTCATGTAAGGCAGGTCCGCCACTGCTGTGAATGTGTTCACCCTGCTTTGGTCCATCTCTGTCTGTCTGTACTGTGCAAAGTTCTGTGGTGGGTTTAGTTTTATCTCAAACATTCCATTGTCTATGTTGTAACCTTTGGTCTTCACCCATAATTTGAACTCACTGTCAAAAGTTTCTGCCAACATTGATTGTAATCTCGCACAATACTTGAAAAATCTCAATTCTTGGATGTATGCTGTACCAACTCTACCGTCATTGTACTGTTGTCCACCGTCTTCCGCACCTGTTGGTAGGTATGAACTTGGAATTCTCAGTCCTCTGAAAAGTTTGTTAGTGAAGAATCTCAAGTCATCTATCTCACCTAGGTTTGTACCACCCGGCAGTGTGTCAACTTTAGATCCTCTACCCTCTGCTGTCTGTGGGAAGAAGTAATCTTCGTTTATTGACATTGGGTTGTATGTTGCATCTATGAAGTTTGCTCCCCCCGATGCACTCGGAATTCTTCTTTGGTTTATTTCGTTTTTGACTCTCTCGACGAACTGCATCGCCAAGTGTGTAGGCATGTTACCTACGTCAATGTAGAATACCCTTCTTTCAGGTGCTCTCTGTACCCTGTAGATTATGATTGCGTCTTCTAATAGTTCTTTCTGTTTGTAAACTTTGAAAACTTGTTCTAACACTGACTGTCCAAATGGGAATAGGTTGTCTAATCCATCTGACATTGACATATGAATCACGTGCTCTGCGTTTATGTTGTACGCATTCATCGTTTTGTAGAATCTTCCACCTGCGTTTCCACCTGCGAATCCCGACATGTTGTTTGTAGCACCTGCATTGGCATAACTTGAACCATATGCCGCTGTACCACCACCGGTTGTTCCACCACCACCGTATGTTTGGTTGGGTGTGATCTGTGTTGCACTTAATCTTTGTAGGTTAGGATTGATATCTCTTATTACATACTGCTCAGGTTTCTTTCCTTCGGATTCATTTACAACGATCCTGTCAACTTTGGCGTTGTCGATGTACAACCATTTGTTTGTTTCCGGATCTCTGACGAAGAAACAATCTCCGTACTTCAGTGCATTCCTGAAAATCCTGAAGATTCTCTTGTTGAACTGATTAGACTTTGTCCATTGTTGTAAAGCCTTCTTTAAAAGTTTCACTTCGTGTTCTGTGGTCTCGTCCTTGAACACAAGATCAAACGGGG